TATCGACATGGTCGGCCGAATACGCTCGAGAGCTGTCAGAATTTATTCTGGCGGTAGCTACGATGATCTCATCTCTGGGACCAGTCATAGCGGCGGCCTCACGTCAATTATTGGTACTACAGAGGACTTTTCCCCAGGTTGGGGTCAAGATAATCTGTTCCAACTTGATCGTGAGGACAACTTTCTCGGGTGGGCTGAAGGGTCCAACACCCAATACCGTTTCCACGGTTATGGTGCTGGACGAGCCAATCTCGGCGGCTTTGGTGGGCAATATCCTTACAACGATGGCGATGCTGTTACACGTGCCATGTCCATTTCAAATCCCAATCGGCCTTCATTGGCCGTTGGTATGATTGGGCAAGACATAGTAGAGCTTCCTCATCTTATTAAGGACCTTGGTGACTACTTCCTCGGAAGAATGGGTCGTCCTTCACCTCGAATGGTGTCGAACGGCTATCTTCAGTGGCAATTTGGTCTCCAACCCTTGATAGGGGATCTTAAAACGATGCTCAATTTCCAAAAAGCGGTGGAAAACCGCAAGAAAGAATTGCGAGCACTTCGTAATAAGGGCCTAAAAAGGAATGCCCGAATGACTGCGAAGGGAGGCGTCACCGAAGACATTACCAATCCTAGGATAGGTTATGTCGGTGGTGGTTTGTACAATGATCCTACTGAATGCCAGTACCTCATTCGAGGTCGCTGGGACCAGTGGGTTAGTACAAGATGGGTCGCGAATGCTAGCATTCACGACATATCTGTCGCCAATCCTGGCACAGAGCTTGAAGCTGTCTTGTCTGCGAGTGGGGCCTTAGACGGTGTAACCGTCTGGGACCTTATCCCATGGACTTGGCTCTTCGATTGGTTTCGACCAGTCGGAGATTACTTCGGTGCGAGTCGCAATTCTATTCCTGTGACTTGCACTTCAGCTTGTGTCATGCGTTCGTCGAGAATTGTCGTCCATAGAATATGGGCCTCAAATCCCGGCTCTCCAATTAAACTTACGTTTAATTCTAATATGGAGCTCGTGTCTAAAGGTAGACGCGTTTACGCAAATCCTTCGCCTTCGATATCCTGGAACCTCCCATTTCTCAATGGGGGGCAACTGTCGATTCTTGCGGCTCTCATAGGCTCAAGAATGCACCTGTGAGATGCTCACAAGAAAGAAGTTCGAACTATGACTATTGCAAACCCGCTTGTTGTCACGTACAATGCTGTGGCTAAGAATCTGCCACGCATTAACCAAGACAATTACGGATCCGAGTACTTTTTGAATGACGGTACGCTGACCTTTCGGGTCAAGATTCGTCATTCGCTCGAGGCTGCGGACAAGGCTGGCTTTCAGCATGATCGACATAATGTCGAGCTGACTGTCACCACCTTGGCCACTTCGACTGTGCCGGAATCGTTCGTACAGTTCTATACTGTATGTCGCGACAATCCTGCTCAGTCGCCTCTCGTGAACTACGGTTACGCCGCTTCGGCTTTCTTGGGCCTTACGACGACTACCCTGTTCAACGATATGTACGGCTGGGCCAACTAAAAGCCCAGCTAGTGCATTAGCCTACATCTTCTGATGTAGTGTACTTGGAGCAATGGTCCCGCATTCATCCCTAACATAGGTGTTAAGCATGAATAAAAGGCCGGTGTTCGACTTCATAGGGCTCTACCGAGCAATCCTCTCGGATTGTGCGGCGTATTTCCCTAACGACCAGGTAGAGTGGAGTAGAGATGAAGTGTCTCTCTCTGCCCTCTTTCAAAGTAGAGGCGTTGGTGTTGCCACCATCGACCTCCCCAGACTCGATAAGGCTTTGTTATCAGCCTTCGAATCTGGTCGCCTTGTTACTGTCGGTTTAGCTCTTTGCAGGGCTAAGTCGAAGTATGACCTTAGGCCCAGACTATTCTGGGGCTTGTGGTCGCGAATCTTTGATCGTACTGGGTGTCTGAAAGTCGATATCGATCCAGACTCAATCCGACTTACTCCGCACACTCTTGTGCGTGTGTAAGAAGATGGAACTGGAGTGCGCTCCCCGTTACCTTTATCAGGCAACAAAGGAGTTCTACGATGTCGAGGCACGTCTCCCTGTCTCTTCCGAGATTTGGGATGGTGTTGACGATAGTTTCTCTGATTGGCATAATTTTGTTAAGCCTCTCTCGGTCACTGACGTCACCGATGCTGGGATGTATGCTTCTGAGCATTCAACCCTCTTCGGCGTGCTCAGTTCTGTACAGCAAGTTGCTGACAGAACCGCTACTTGGTTGGGATCTTACGAACCCGACAAGTACGCGTTCAGGCATGGACCTGGAGCTGTTTCTGATCTTAAATCCGGTGAGTACAAATATAACTTCCGGAATTGGGGTCAGCGACTTGAGCAACTCTTTCCTTTCGATCAGTGGGGTACTACCCCACTTGGTCTCATGGATCGATTGCAATCCAGTGGTGTCGAGGTTACTCTCTCTGAGTTCGCCTCGAGACTTATTGCCGTACCAAAGACCCGAACGGCTCCACGGCTTATCGCCGCTGAACCTACTTCGAATCAATGGTGTCAGCAATCTATCAGGAGTTTCCTGTATAGTAGGATTGCAGCCCTTAAATACGGGATTGGAGCCTCGGTATCTTTTACCGACCAACCCGGATCTGGGGCTTTAGCTCTTAACTCATCCAAGAGTGGTAGTCACGCGACGATAGATCTATCTTCGGCGAGTGACCGCGTCAGTACGTGGCTTGTAGAACGGATTTTCAGGAGGAATCCTGAACTTCTGTGGTACATGTCCGCGTGTCGTACTCGTTATATAACGAATGCGATTGATGACGCCTCCCCGAGCCTTCATAAGCTCAGGAAGTTCTCTACGATGGGCTCAGCTCTCACCTTTCCTATTCAGAG